GGCTATGGAGACTAATATGAGTGAGGCTAACAATGAACCAACCAATTTCACAGAAGCCAGTGATGAGGTTAATCCGCTATTTATCGAATCTCTTGACATCGAAGAAGACGATTCGTCTTGGGAACAAGAAGAGGCCAGTGACGCAACTACAGAAGGGACTGAGCAAAAAGAAGAAGTTGCAGTTGCAGATGGCGAGGAAGAGAGCCATCTTACGGCGGAACAGATCAACACGCTATCGTCTATGGGTTTCGACGAAAACGACATTAAAACCCTTAAAGACAATGCTATTTTGGAAAAAATACTGAGTACAAATAGCAAACAGCCGAATAATAATAATAATGAAAATACCACCGATAACGGTGATGTCGTTCCGGGTTCGCCCGATGAAAATTCTGGTACTGATTTTGAAATTAAACTTGACGATACGCTTTATGATGCTGACTTGATTGAACAATTTAAGTCAATGCAAAGCCACTATGACAAGAAGATTTCTGAACTTAATTCAGTAATTGATGGGCTAGGTGATACTGCACAAACAGTGCAAATTGACCAAATGTTCAACAATTCTGAAATGAGTAAATTCTTCGGTAAGGGCCAAACGAACCAAATGGACCCTAATGCTGCAGAGACTATCAACCGGACAAAGGTAAAAGAAGAAATAGATACTCTTGTTAGTGGTTACAAAGCAAGCGGTAAACAAGTGCCAGAAATGAGTACGTTGTTTGATAAAGCCGTTCGTTCAGCCCTTGGAGATGAAATGACTTCTGAAGCCAGACAAGAGTTCATTGGTTCGATGGAATCTCGTCACAACAACCGTATTTCACGGCCCACTAATAGGGCTACTAAAACTCAGGGTTCAGTACAAACTGCGGTAAAGAATGTATCAGCGTTGATGCGTGACCGTGGAATGCTAGATCCTGGGGCTGAAAACTTTGAGTAAA